CCTGTTTCACGCTGACTGTGAACATGATCGCTTTGCGGTCGCGGATCTCGCGCGTGGTCGCGTCACAGATCCCGTAAAGGTTGCGTTCCGCTTCCATCACGGCGGCCAGATCGCCGGCGTTAAGATCGCCCGCGGTCGTTCGAACGCCTGAGAAGTCGAGAGATTGGATGTCGATGAGTTGTTGCGCCACCGGCACCAACCAACCATCGCGGATTGCGTCTATCACATGGTAATCGAACGCGACAGACTGAAAGATTTGACCAAGCGCCTGCTCATCGCTGCGCTCCGGTGTCGCGGTGAGGCCCAGGATTTTGATGTCGGGGTTGCCGCTCCGGAAGTAATCAAGCACGCTACGGTAACTCGCTGCGGTTGCGTGATGCACCTCGTCTATCACAATCAAGCCGTAGTTCGCCGGCGAAAACTTCATCATCCGCCGCGTGTTCTTGCGTCCTGAGATCAAAGTCTGGACACTGGCAAGCAGCACGTCCGCGGGAAATATCTCGCTGGCGCGGCTATTGCCGAGCTCGTATTCACATTCCATGCCGGCGTGCGCGGTGATGGTGCGCTTCGCCTGGTTCAACAGTTCTTCGCGATGCGCGATGAATAGCACGGCGTTGAGGTCATCGCTGCCGTTCTGAGCCTTGAATCTACGGATAACCTCGGCGCCGATGAGCATCTTCCCAGTGCCGGTCGGGCAGACTACAAGAGTGGATTGAACACTCTTGAAGTCGTTGAACGTCGCGTCTACTGCGCCGTTCTGGTAATCTCGAAGGATCACGCTACTACCTGTTCTTCAGGCTCAAGTTCAGGGTATCCCATGACACCTGCGCTTGCGTCGACTGCCGCTTGCAGAACGGTGTCGCCAACGTGCTCGAAGATTTCCTTCGGTTCGTGCGGGAGTTGATCCACCATGTGATGGAACCATGGTTGCGCGTAAATCCAGCCGGCAATCAACGACTCCAGTTGCACGAGGTTTGTCTCGGGCGCGATGAATGTGCCCTTGCCGCCCATCTCCGCGATGAATTGCTTGCCAACATGGACGAGATGCGGATACGCTTGATCCAGTTCGTTGAACATGGTGTCACTCATGTTGCGTTCTTCAACGGTGAGCATACGAATGTCCTTGAGTGGCGTTAACACGGTGAAATTGTAGGTGTTCCTCATACCGGCAATGCTCCAAGTTCTTCCTGCGCCGATCTGAGGTCTTCCTTCAGATCCGATAGCGAATCGTTGAGAGTTTTCAGATCAACTTTGGTGTTCGGTAGATGTTTGATTGATTGCTGCGTGAAATCGATGCCGTCTTCCAGCATCTCAATCTCGCGTTGGAGTCTGCGTTTTTTGTTCATGTCGGGGTTTGACAACGCCTTTTTCGAAACGTTCAAAATTTATTTAGCGCGCCATTTGCACGATGAGCAGAGGTCTTCTTCTAGCGTCTCATCCTCGTCGTAATCGAACATGAACAGTTGCCCAGAGTTTTTCTCTTTCCACCATTGCGGTGGACCTGGATCTTCCCAGCCCCACGGAAATCCTGCCGCGCGCACGCGCTTCTCTAAATCGATGATACGCTGGTAAGATTTCGGACAGGCGAAGCGTAACGCCGCGAGTTCACCGTTCTGAGCAAAAGCGCCGCACAAACATTCACCACTGCGCCCGAAACGTAGCGCCGCCTGATTGCGTTTGTACTTGGTGCCGAGCATCTCAGAGCACATGGATTTGGTCCAGTCCCATATCGGCGCGCACCAAGCCCGATTACCGCTCGCGTGATATTCTTCGGTGTGCCCCATGCGTCGGACACTCTCCTGCGCTCTGCATCCGGAGATCAAAAGCGTGCGTTTGTAGTCGCGGCCGAGGCGCTCAACCTGGCGTTCTTTCAGCCGGCTGTACATCTTCCGGTGCATGACTGGTCCCGGAAATCCGTGCGCGAGCACCATGTCCTCGTATATTTGTGGATCAAACACGCCTTTGCGGTTCACGTTATCAACCGCTTTGTATTCCATGAATTTCCAGCCGTGCTCCGCGCACGTTTCCTCGGCAAAGTCTCGAGTCTCTGGAATTCCGATGCCGGTGTTTACGTGGACCACACCGTCAACGCCGTGCAGATTCGCGATGTGCGTGGACGCTAGGGAATCGTGACCACCGCTGAAGAGCGCGAATACCGCCGCCGGCTTGAATCGTTTAACTGCTGCCGCTATCCGATCGATGGCGGTTCGGGTTACGTCGTCCACTTTTAAATTGCCTCTGACGCTTTGATATAGGTAGCGTGCCGTTTCACGATTGCGCTCGCTTGCGTTGCAGTGTCGGCGGATTCAAGAGCCATCTCGAATTCGGCGGCGTTTCCGCTGATGTTGCTTAACGCCTCGCACATACCGCCTTTGGTCGTCAATTGAATACGACCATTGTTGTACTTGTAGAGGTAGTGCGTGTTGTCGCACATGTGCGCGGTGAGACGCAGTGTCCATAATCGTTTTGCCATGTTATTGCATTCCTTTCTTGATGAATTCCACTTGCTCTGCCGGGGTAAGTTTTAATCCGCGCGCCTGCGCCAGGAGCACATTCCACCGTCGTGACTTGTCCTCAAAGCCATCGGTTTTAAGTACGGGATTCGCCTCGATGATCCGGTGTGCGGCCAATTGTCGCGTGACATGTTCAATCAGTTCGGCGTTCGGAATCGCAACCACCTTTTCAAATCGCAGCAGGATTTCGCATTGATGTTTGGTCAATGGTTCGCCGGCCGCGTACGCGTCGATGGCGATAACGTAGTCGCGTTTGTAGTCTTCAGGTTTCGTGTTCATTGGTCGAATTCCTGCTGTTGTTGAATCTGCCGGCGTGCGATTGCTTCAGCCGTTCGCAGCGCGCCATAGCAAAGCGCCAGCGCGAACAACAGCGACATTACCGCTATGATTGCTAGGCGCTTCATTGTGCGGCCTCGATGCAATCTATTGTGTCGATTCGTGTCACGCCGCGTTGACGTTGCACCTTGTCGCTGGCGCATTGCATTGCTTCGTCAGGATTGGCGGCTTGCAAGGTCAACAGTTTGGAATTGCAGCCGGAATTCGTGCGGTAAAATACGGTCAAAAAGTATTCCATTACCGCGCCTCGAGTTCCTTCGTTTGACGTATCGCTTTTGCCTGTCGTTCAGGCGTCCACGGTTGCGACGTTTCTATCGCTGTCGGCTTGTCCGCCGGCACCGTTCGCCGTTCTGCGAGCATCCCTTTGAGATGCAGCGTGTCGATTTCTGAGCTACTCATGTTGTCGATTTGTCTCATTATTTACCTCCCGCGATTTCGTGCATTGGCCTTACCTCGTAAACGCTCAACCAAAGGCCTGCGATTACGTAGCCGGTGTGAATTCCATCGCCGACATACATTTTGCTGCAATGTTTGGCGCATAGACGTTCCATTAATGCTTTGCGCGGGTACGCGCCAAGGTTATGAAACGTGTGACCGTTCTGGTCAATCGCCATGAAATTGCGCACCTTATCAGGCGTTGCGCTTGCCGTCTGTTTGTCTGTTGTTGTTTGCATATTGTTTGACGCTGCTGTCATTTAAATCTCACCTCAGAACGTTGAATGTGGTTGCGAATTTCTGCCGGAGTGTGGGCCGGAAATAGCGCACTACAGCACGGTAGAATGTCGTGCGATTCTAGTGCTTTCTGGATTGCTTCGGATGCGCCATTACATCGCACGGAAGTAATAAGCATTTTGTTTCTATAGAGCCAATATGTTTGCATTGTCTGTTTGTCTTTCTGTTTGGGATTACTGCTGTCATTACGTACGCCCGGCACTCACCGAGCGCACGTCGCGACAACAGACTAATCGCGAAATTGTTCCTGCCTCTGTTCTTCCCTCGATTCGCGTTCTAGTTCGCGCTCAAATTCTGAGCGTTCCTCGAATTCGCGCATTTCCAGATCGGAATCTTGAAAGCCGCGCGGCAATTCGTCGTCGTGTCCAAAACCATATCCAATCATTGTGCTTGTTTCCTTTCGTTATTGAATGGTAGAGGCCACATTGTGAGGACCTCTATGAGTAATTCCATCGCGAGTTCGTTCATCTTAGTTCTTTCTGTTTACTGCTTTTCCGTTAGACCTTGAATACCCTCCGACGTTCAGATGTCGCAGAGCGGTTAATGCTTTAGCCGCGACCGTACCCTTTGCTTGCGTCCCATGCAGGAGAAGCGCGAAGCTTTCATTCCCGTCGTACGCGTGGGAATCGTCGTGGTCAATCGCAAGCCCCAGCGCGGCCGCCTGGTCCTCACTGAAGACTACCTTTGCGCGCTTGAATCCGTTAATCTGAGCGTCAAAGCGCCCTCCTTCGGATGCTGTGAGAATCAGGTTAGCCGGGATTGAATCGGCAAGCGCTTTCCACATCGGAATGCTTTTTGTGTAAGCATAAAACTTGGTTGCCGGCCGCGACTTCGCGACATCCAACCATGCGCCGAAGTAATCAGCGCTGAAAAAGTCGCCCGATACATGTATTCGCACGATAGTCTCAGACTCCGGCAGACTTGCCAAAATGAGCTCAGACATTTCATCGCGCGTTTTACCTTTGAGCAGATCAAAGTTATGCCATCGGGATTCGCGCACATTCCGATAAGCGCTTTCCGCGGTTGCGGCAAAGCATCGAAATTGTTGCAATGGCCCGTCTGCGACCTTGCCGGTATTCCGGTCGGCGCGCGCAAGACATTGCGCGGCGCCTGGACACGTCCAGCCCGCCGGTAGACTAAACGTCGCAATCGTCTTATCGAGTTTGGCGTTTCCTTTTCCGAATTTAAGGTGCTCCGTCATTTGGCACCTTCTTTCAATTGAAACGCTCCGATTACATCGTTGCGACATACGACGTACGAGTCGCGTTTAATCGCGATTCGATTAGCCACTCTTGTGGCGTATACATCAAACTCCCGAAAGCCTAAACGCCTACCCTCGCGACAAGCGCGATTGTAGTTTTTCAACCATGCTGGATTGGTTTTTCCCAGAACGGTTACGGTTGACGCGTCAAACGTGAGGTAAATACTCCCGTCTTTGCGCTTTAACGTGATAACGGCTCCGCGCGCAAGCGCTTCACCGAAACTCTCCTTTTTGTCTGTTTTCATTGTGGGTTTTTAACTTTTGCTTCTTTACCAATGAACGCGCACGTTTCCGCACGGTTCCAAATTCTGTCGCCAACCGTAAATCCTGGCGCGCGGTACGGGTTATAGCTGAATGTCTGATATTGGCTGAGGTCCGTCGGCGCTTCGCATAGCGTCCCAACAATCCTGGCGTGCACGGACCTGCAACGATTGGCGATAACCCTTTGACGTTGCATCTCAGACACGCGCGCCTCGCAATCGCGAATATAAACGCACGTAGCGTGTTCTATCACACGACCTTTGTCCGGACCTTCTAATGCCGTCACGGACCAAAGCTTATTGTGTAGATTGAAATGGACTGATACTCTCATAAAAATGTTGGCTATAATCTCAGACAAACGACATCGAAAAACGTTCAATTGCGCTCAAACATTTCTCGAACTATTTTCATAAGGTGACACGCGTTCAGTACGAAACTTTCGTCAACGACCTGCACCATCTCTCTCTCGATATCGGCATACGTCCCGCCGCACGCGCAATGGGCATATCAGAAGACCGCGCACGTAAGATATCCAGTAGAAGGGGATTCAAGCTAGCGACCCTCAAACGCGTCTCCGGACCCTCAGCCAGGTCACCAAACGTCACCGCGATAGAAGCAAAGTCTGCAATCATCCAACATTACGGTGACCGCGCCAAGATTGGCGCCACAATCGCCGGCGCCAAAGCCCTGGAGCATCTTGCAGACTCATCTGGCGCCGAATTAGTGAAGCCCGCCGCGGCGATTAGCGGAGACCAGTGGACTAAGGCTGTTGACCGCGCTGCGGGATGGTCCGCCGCGCGTCAAGCGCCCGTGCAGGTCGCAGTGCAGGTCAACATGCCAAGTGAAGCGGAGCGCGCGGAGCTCCGTGAAACGGATGCGAAGCTAGACGAGATAGCGTCTCTGTTACGGGCGCGCAGCGCCCAATAAGAACAGCGCGCGAAGCGCGCCTAATCTCTTACGTTCCCTTCCATTAATGCCGTAGGCCTAATCTGAATCGGGGGGGAGGGGGTACCGCTACCGCGAAGCGTGAAGCGGAGAGGACCGTTCCGGCCACGCAGAATTTTATGGCCTTATGAGCGAACTGTTAGAGCAACGTGACCCAAAGAAAGAATAAACCCAACCTCACCGTTCGAAATGGTCACTGGGCTGCGTGGTACGAGTGCAGAGTGCGCGGTCGAACTACCGCTGAGGACGGACTGTTCCTTTTTCGATTCGGGCGTTCCGTCGTATTAAGCCCGTGATCGGTTCACGGTGAAGCGGCAGTTGGGTTTCCCGTTGAGAGGAATCTTAATCCCCGCTCTCAGCCCAGGCGCGCCGGTCTCTGCTTCCTTATTTTAGCGCGGTGAACTCTGACCTGATCACTCTTGCGCTTAGAACTGGGCAGGGCAACGGTGCGAATAAATCGCTTGCCTTTGGATTTTTTGTTTCTACTCTGTTCATAAGCGAGTGAACATCGTGACCGTAAAAGGTCTTAACGGAGCCGTCAATGGATTTCTTTCTGTTGGCGGCTTCTTTTTTTGTTTGAACGAAACCCGTCGGCCATGTTCTAAAGGGTCATGCAAGTATATAAGATCATGTATGGCGGGAGCGTGGTGGTAGGGATAGTGGTGAGTAAAGATGGATCCACGACTTCCGATGCGGCGTTAGCGGCATGGAACGAAGCGAACCCTGGGTATCAAGGGGAGAGCGCGGAAGCGGGGAGATTTCTCGAGCAACCATGAAAGCGATGATAGGCTGGATGTTGTTCGTGCTGGTGTTGATTGTGGTGGTGTTGTTGTGGGGTTGCGCTGGCGGGTATGACGGCGAGTATTACGTTCCGACGTCGACGTACGCGGCCTACGACGTTCCAGACCCTCAATACATTCCGGTTCCGGTGCAGGTGCAACCGAGTGTGATCCCACAAGGCACCATCGACACGGCATTTCATCCGGCGCCATTGATTCCGACGAGATGAGCAAGAACGGCGCAGAAACGGTTGACGCGTGGAGTCTGCGGCACAAGCATCGTGCAGCGGTGCAACGAAATTATGAGCGAAGTGAGATGTTGCGTGCGATTATCCTGACCTACGAGAAGCTGGGCGGATTCGATGACGAGTGGATGCGAGGGTTAAGGGCGCGGCAACGGCAAGCGGAGAATCAACTCAAATGCATGAAACCGTGACGCTTTCGAAGTGGATAAGCGGATTTAACCCTGAAGCGTTGACCGCAGACGGGTTTGACGAAGCTATAATCGGTGTGGCGCAACGGTGTTCAAAACCTCCCCTGGTAGTTTACGACGCCCAGAAATGCATCGAAATTCTGATGAAACGCGACGGTATGACTTACGAGGAGGCAGACGAATTCTTTGAATTCAACACTCTTGGTTCCTGGGTAGGTGAGCACACGCCACTATTTTTGTGGCGGCGAACCCCAGAGCGCGGGCGAGACACAAACCCTACGCCCCAGGGACAACGCCTAACCAAGTGAAAGACGCCGGTGAGAGACTGATTTGTCTATGACGACTGAGGAATTATTGGAGTTCGAACCGGATCATCTCGCGTGGCCGGCGGACAAGACGATCCTCGACGTCTTGGATCACAAGGCGGCACGGGCGTATCTACTCAAGCGCAAGACCCGCATCCAACAGTCGCAGGTCGATCCGTTGGGGTTCGGATATATCCCCAAGATTTGGGACACGGTTGACTGGCACATAAAGGATCTGCGAACAAAGTTCCCGAAAGGAGTGATCAAGATCATCATATTCGGAGGGCACCGCTCGAGCAAGACGAGGAAGGCGAGCAACTACGTTAACAACGCGCTGGTGAACAAGGCTGGGAGCAGGTGGTGGTGCTGTGATTCGACTGAGGCGCAGAGTCGGGCGAACCAGATGCGCTTAATGTGGGAACAGTTCCCGAAGGAATGGAAGAATCTGGCGCGCGATCAGGTAACGGATATCAGGTACAGTCAGGCAGACGGGTTCAGTAAGAATCTGTTCGTCGCTCCGAACAAAAGCGAGGTGGCATTCAAGTTTTACTCGATGGACTTGGAGAGTCTGCCCGGGCCTGAGTTGGACGGGGTTTGGGCGGACGAATTAATCCCGCTGGATTGGATCCATTTCCTGGGGTTCCGGTGCGCGAACAGGAACGGGATCATCATCGTCACGTTTTGTCCGGAGTTCGGGTGGAACGAGACGTTTGGTTACTTCTACGAAGGTGCCGTGAGTTTAGAAGACGTGGAAGCACCGCTTTTACCAAAGTTCGATGAGCACGGCACAAAAATCGGACATCGTCGTGTTCCGAGGGTAATGCAGTGTCAGGATCCCACGGCGCGGATTGTTTTCTTTCACACAGAGGACAATCCATTCGGGAATTATCCCGCGCTGGTTCAGGAACTCAAGGGGAAAGCGGCAAGGGAAGAAGAGATCAGTGTGCGCGCATACGGGCTTTGCACGAAGTCGCACAACGTGGCGTTCCCGATGTTTAACCAACGCGCGCACGTAATCACGCAGACGCAGTTTAACGAGATACTGAAGCAATATCCGATGAGTGAACGCTCGCATCTGGTCGATCCTTGCGATGGCCGGATGTGGTTCATGGGTTGGGTGTGCTGCCCGTATTTCAACAAGTGGATCATCTACAGGGAGTTTCCGAGTCATGGACATAAATCAGCGTATATTCAGGGAGTTGGGATGCCAGGGGCTTGGGCCGTATCGGGCGCAGCTGCCGATGGGGTCAAAGGTCCAGCTCAAGAATCCAAAGGATTCAGTCTCGAACGTTATCGTGAGGAGATCGAGAATCGTGACCGCGACGAAAACATTCTGGGACGCTACATCGACAGTCGTTACGCGACTTCTCCGAGGACGATCTCGACATCAGTGACCAATCTGCAGGAACAACTGATGGAAGTCGGGATTGAGTTCATGACGATGGTGCCAGGGAAAGGTCGGATCATCGGTGGCGAAAACAACGACGGCAGCGTGGAGATGATCAACTCCGCGTTGTTTTACGATGTCGAAACCGAGATCGGGAAGTGGAGTAAAACGCTGGGGCGCTTGAACGAACCGCAACTTCAGATCGTTGAGACTTGTCCCAATGTCATCTGGGCATTGGAACATTGGACCGGCGAGGACGGACAAAAGGGCGCGTGTAAAGATCCGATTGACGTGATCCGAGGGATGTTCATTAGCCAGATCAATTTCATAGGGCAAGACATGTACAGCTTCAAGGGTGGTGGAATTCCGAGATGACGCCAAGCGAGATAATGGTTTACGTCATTGATCCACTGGTTTGTTTGGGAACAATCCTGTTTCTTCTGTTTCGTTAAAAACTATTGCGCGCCATGAACGCGCGTGATAAAAGTTCAGTCGTGGCGGCACCACGCAAGCGAAAATCAAAAGGCGTTAGACACCACGTTCACGCCGTCTCTCTCTCGAACATCGCTGACGCAATCAACCGCGCGGCCGGCGACGGTCCGACCGAGCAGATGACCAACGGGCAACTACTTTTTCTGGTAGCGAACATAATCAAACTCGAAGCGGAACGAGTACAAGGAATTGTGAGGTAACTTATGGGCGGAGGCGGCGGAACACTTGGCGGACTTCAATCAAATCCATACCAGGGTCAGTGGGGTGGGTCTCCACCACAGATGCCACAGAATCAAACGGCCAAACAGATTCAAAGCGTCGGCGGATCGCAGAACGTGAATCAATACGGGAAAGCGTATGGCTGGAATCCGACGGCGACTCAACCACAGCAGAAGCCGTACTTCACCGGCGGCACTCCGCTACTCGGATCACCCTACCAAAGCGGTGGCAACGATTACATGCAAGCGTTGCAACGAATGTTTGGCGGGATGGGTGGCGGTGGTGGTTACGGGTTTAACAACCTGATGTATTGACATGGGCGGCGGAGATTCCAGCGCAGGTTCGCAACCCTACGATAATCTCGGAGGGGAATACGCCAGTTTCACCGGTGGAACTCCAGGGATTGATTACGCATCGCTAGGGAAGGCGTTGGGCGGCGGCATCAGCCAGTTCGGAAGTTCACTGTCAGCAGGATCTCACCAGAATTACATGACCAATACTCCGAACCTTCCGCAATCCAGTATCAGCGCCGCGTCACCTCAGACCAACGTGATTCCGTCCCAGGGCATGTTGGGCGCGTCTGTTCCTTACCAGCAGGGTGGCGGCTCGATGGAAGCGTTGATGCGTTTACTGCAAGGGATGTATTCGTAATGGGCGGAGATCAACGACAGGCGTCTCAACCGTTCTTCGATTTTCAACCGGAGAAACAAAACCTTCCGTATCAAACCGAAGGCGACCAAACCCAGCACGGCTACAGCGACGAGCACAGCAGGGTGATGATGGAAGATCAAAGAAAACGAGCAGATCAATTACAGCAGGCGTTGTCGCGCCTGGGGTTCGTTCCTGAAGCTTGGCCGCGCTCGATGCCGATAGTTCCGTATCGCGGAAGTGATCCAACGATTTCATTCTAATGGACCCAAACGACGAAACGTTGGAAAATTCTGGGGTTAAGAAACCAGATCTCGACAAGATCCGCACCGAGATTCAACAGGCGCAAACCGACTCCAGCGCGTTCGTGACGCGCGTCGGACAGATCCGGAGTTGGTGGATGTGCGAATGGCCGAACCAAAGCGTGGACGGTCGCCAGTGGTCAACTGAAGGAAAACCCGTGTTCCCGTGGGACGGTTGCTCGGATTCACGTCTCCGTATCGTGGACACGATCATCAAGGAACACGTCACGCTCGCGCTAGCGGCGTTCTGGTCGGCAAAGAAACAAGCTAAATCCATCCGTCCCTTCGTGTCCGGCAAAGACGTTAACGTGACTCAACGCATGTTGGATTGGCGCGTTGGCACACAGATGAAACGGGAACTGATCCGTGAACTGCCCAACGCGTTGATGTGGCGCTTCGGCGGCGGGTTATCCTTCCTCAAAATCGAATGGGAACAGCAACGTGAACTAACCTACGTCCCTATCGATATGCAGATGTTGGGCGAACTCTCGATGGCGATTGGTCTCAACGACGTCATGGATCGGGTACTGGATCCGGACAAACTCTACGACAAAGATTTAATCACGGTTTTGCAAAGTTTGTCACCGGTGCTTCCCACTGCCGAGGCACGAACGGTCTTGAACGAATTACGCGAATCGGGCAAGTCGGAATTGCCGGTGGCATCTTTGCGAGTGAACAAACCCAAGTGGACAGCGCGCCGGCCTATCATCGACATCCTGTTCCCGAGTGAGACCACTGATATCCAGCAGACTCGGTTCACTTGCGAGCGGGAATTGGTCAGCGAAGTCGAACTCGTTGACCGAATTGTGACTGATGGTTACGACCCCGATTTCGTGGATGAAGCGTTGAAACACAAGGGAGTATTCTCAAGCTGGTGGTCGCATGTCCCAGCAGTGTTTCAAGGTAGCCACCGTGACCTAATTGAACTCAATCATTTCCTTTCCTGGCGCCTATCGCACAAGGGAACCCCGTGCCTTTACCGGACGGTGTTCAACGAATCGACGATAGGCGAAGAACTCTTTGCCGTGCATCGTAAATTCGAATACGATCACGGGCAGATTCCGTTGATAGCCCTGCGGCGCGACTACACTTACCGGGCGTTGTTATCGTCGCGGGGTATCGCGGAAGAAAGTTACACCGACGAGTTCGACATTAAACGGCAACAGGACGGGCTGAACGACCGCACCGAACTCATCCATCAACCTCCGATGATCGTGCCGACATTGCGCGCGCAAGCGACCGCGAACAATTACGGACCACGCAGCGTGATGACCGCGATCCGGCCCGAGAGCGTGGTCTGGCCTCCGTTGCCGCCAATGGATCAGACACCTGTAATCGTGATGCAGATGGTGCAGCAACGGTTGAACAACAGGTATCCCATTGCAAACGCGGAAGGAATTGACCCGTCAATCGTCGCTCTCCACCGGCAACAGTTAACCGCCGAGACCAATGCTGAATTTGAACTGGCATTGGAACAGACCGTGCAACTGATGCAGCAGTATGAGACTGACGAGGACATTCAGCGTGTCGCCGGCGGTGAGCCTTGGAATTACTCGAGGAAAGATATCCAGGGGCAGTACGACGTTAGCGCGGCGGTGGACATCAACCTGATCGATAACGACCGCGCGCAAGCGAAGTTGGCGATGCTAGCGCAACTGATGCCCTTTAAGGATAGCGGCGGACTGGTGTTCAACGCCGCGGCGAACATCGTTGACCCCGACCTTGCCGACGCGCTCAACCAGGATCAGATGAGTCCGACAGCGATGCAGAAAGAGCAGAGCGACGAGTACAACGCGATTGGACAAATCCTCGCCGGCGTTGAAGCGGTGAAACCGATGATGGCTAATAACCAGTTCCGGTTGCAGACCATTCAACAGATCATGTCTGATCCGGCGACGATGCAGCGGGTGCAAGGGGATGAGGTAGCGCAGAAGCGGTTGAAATCGAGAGTGGAATTTTTCCAGAACCAGATCCAGCAGTTCCAGAAGAACCCGCAGATTGGCCGGACACTTGCGACTAGCTCGATGGATTCAAGTCAACCTGGAGTGGTGAGCCAAGCGACGGCGCAATAGTTATGGGTGGCGGAGACCAGCGTGACCCTACTGGCGGCGGAGCGCCTGCCATTCCAGTTGAGGACGCGTTAGGTTGGATGTTTCGACCTCAGGTAACGCGGGAACAAACCGACGCGTGGTTTCAGCCGGCAGCAAGCCCAAGCCGGTTGCCTGAACCGCCTCCGTATCAGCAACCACAGTTCGCAGCGAACCTTGGCCGTGCTGTGTCTGAAATCGGACCTGAATTGCAAGGCATGGTGCAAGCACCGGTGGAGTTCGCAAAGAAGACAACAGATCCAAATCTTAGCGTGCCGCAGAGGTTGGCTGCTGCGGCAGGGTTAGTGGCTTCGGCAACGCAGCTTGACCCCATGCTACCGCGCGCCGCGACGAAGTTACCGGCGGGTGAAGGGTTTGTGTGGGGCGCAAAACCCATTGATCAGATTCAGGGACTGCCGAAAAGCGGGGTAATGCCTGAGAGCAGGTTTGCGAAAGCTGGGAGTGAAGCGGGACAGTTTTCGAACGATGAACTGGCGTTAATGAAACAAGTGGTGCCAGACGCGTTTACGCAGAGCGGTGTGGACGTGCCGAAGTTGCACGAGGGGTTGGCGGAGAGCGGTCCGGTAGTGGAAGTGAAAAAGTTAGGGGAAGGCCAGGAAGTGCCCACGCAGACCGCGCAAAGGTTGGCCGAAGTAACGCATGAACTGGATACGCGCTTTCCGCAGTGGCGTAACCCTCAGCAGGGTACTCCAGAAATTATACCTGAGTTGCGACAGTTAATTGGTGACCGTGTGAGTCTTGAGGATATGGTTAGGGCAGAAGGTAAATCGACCCGGAATGCCGCCCAGTACGCCTTCGTTGGCCCGAAACCCGAAGCCCAGATGCCGGGGTATGTCGAGGGTTTGGTGCGGTTGCCGCAGAAGCAAATACCTTTAAGTGAATCTGATCTTGCCTTGCGTGGTGGGATTAATCCAGTAGAACCCCCGCTTTACCAAGGACCACACTTTGGCGCGGAAGATTCCAACGTCCTCTCTTCCTATCGCGGGTTTGAAGACACGTTGCCCAACGGGGAGAAGACGTTCCACGTGATCGAGGTGCAGAGCGATTGGGGTCAGAGACAACGACACGTTGACGAACAGTTAAGCCAAGGTTTAAGGCACCCAGAAGAGAAAGTTCCCGGGCATCCCCTTCTTCAGCACTACGAAACGTTGGGGTTAAAAGCCGCGATCCAGCACGCCAAAGAGATCGGCGCGACCAAGGTGATCCTGCCGGATGCGGAGACTGCGATGATGACGGAGGGGCATGATAATAAGGCAAACATCAGGTATGAACATGTTCCCGGGGCGCAACCGACTAAGGTTACCGAACCATACACATACGGTTTTGCGACAAGAGTTCCCGAAGGTTGGACGGCAAAGGATAATCTAGCGCAGTACGTGGCGGCTGATCCCAGCGGTAAGCTATTTAAGCTACATGCTGTAAACGCTTACAGCACACATGTTCCGGGTGATATTATTGCCAATAAAGCACCGGGTTCAGGCATACTCCAAGCAGAAGTGTGGGCGGTTCCGGTTGAACCTAAAATCCCGCAAGAAGGTGGTATGCGCCTGCACTACGACCAGACGCTGCCTTCGGCCATGCGCAAACTGACGGGGGACAAAGGGACGCCAGTGGATTTGGGGGCGCATAAAAGCGCAAATCTGTCTCAAGCGCAGCAGGACATGCTTGCGCGTGGTGAGGGAATCACGGGTGGTTCCCCTGTTTTCAAGGACGCTGCCGGTAAGCCCAAGACCAATATCACCGGAAAGATTTACGATATCTCCAAGACGCCGGATCAATTTAAGTTGATGAAAGCAGGCGACAAATTCAGCGCCGCGAAATACCTTGCCTCATGAAAGACCCAAAACTATTCGTAGCACTCCCCACAACCCACGGCGTCATGCAGGCGCAATTCCTTCCAGGTCTCCTCGATCTGTTCAGGGAACGGAAGATCGATATGACCGTGTATCAATACGTCGATCCATACGGCGTGCTCGCGCGCAACAGTTCGGCGTGCGATTTCATGGAGAGCGATTGCACGCATTTCCTGACCATCGACGCCGACGTCATCTTCACCGCGAACCATGTGAAAATGTTGTTAGAGAACGACGTCGACGTGGTTGGCGGATTGTATCCTAAGAAAGCCGAAGGACAGATCCAATGGGTCTGCAACGCGCTTCCGGAACGTCCGGTAGCGGATGAACGCGGTCTCCTGCCGCTTATGCACATCGGGACAGGATTCCTGATGGTGAAACGCGCGGTCATGCAAAAGATGCTGGACACGTACCGCGATGAGATGGGTTATCTGGAAGCGGAGATCAACACGCAGAAATGGGACTTCTTTCCGATGCGAATTATGACGGACGAATCCGGACAACGCCGGATGATCTCCGAGGATTGGTTCTTCTGCAATCGTTGCCGCGAACTCGGTTACACGGTGTACGGCGATACCAAAGTGATTCTGTCACATCTTGGCACCGTACGGTTCCCACTAAAAACACAGGTCATCGAAAGCCGACGTGAGCGACAAGCAGAAGATTCAAGGTTGGCTATCGCCTGAAGTCGCTACGGCGATGCGATGCTTGATCAAGACGGTCAAGCCCAAGGTCATGGTTGAAATCGGTGTGTTCGCCGGCCTTAGCCTAGTCAACGCCGCGCTTGCGATGAAGGAGTTAGGGCACGGCATGATCTACGGGATAGATCCGTGGAGCATGGACACCGCGCTTAATAACATGGGCAGCGGCGAGCACGTCGGATTCTGGAGCGATATCAATCTGGATGACGTGCATCAGGATTGCGTTCACACGATAAACGAGAACGGGTTAGACAACGTGGTGTTGATTCGGGCCCCAAGCGAGCGTTGCCATCAACTGTTTCAACCCGAGAGCGTCGACATCCTCTACATCGACGGAGGACATTCGGTGCCGCAATCATGCAGCGACGTTGACAATTATCTTCCGAAAGTGAAGCGGGGCGGCTATATCTGGCTGGATGACACCGATTGGGTCAGCGTCCAGAAAGCGGAACGGATGATCAGAGATCAGTGCGAGTTAACCGCCGACTTCGGGCACGCGTGTCTCTACCAAAAACCATGAAACTATTCACAGAAAACAAGATCAAAGTGATCGTCCAAAGGGACGGCGAACTCAACGACCGACAGATAACTGAAGCGCTACGGGTAAGCGAACAAACGATGTGGTGGCGCGCGGTGGTGCAACTGATCGAGAAATATCGCGCGGACGCTATTGGGCAAGCGTCGGCGTCAGCGGGTATGAATAACCCGCTGGCAATGGCGGCTAACAACGGCGCGCACACCGCGTTAACCGCGATCCTGTCCGATTTAGAGGACAGGCGTGCTTCGAAAGACTAACCTTTCTTGGACTTGGGCTTTTCTTCGTCCGTGTCCAGCCAATGAAACCCACGGGAGCGCGCTTCCTCTTTGGTCAGAGGTTCGCGGCCGTCTGCGAACGCCGGGTTCCCAGTCTGGAACATGCGGGTATCGCTGGTGTCCACAGGTTGCAGCGCGTTGTAGTGCGCTTCAGTCGGTTGAACATCGGTGTCATCGGTCAACTTCGTTGTTTTCGGTTCGTCTTTTTTCGTCGTGTGATTAGCCATAACCCAGAATCGTGACAGAAAGATTGAACGGACGCAAGATAGTTCTGTCTATGCTCACTGAATGGATGCGTCACAATTATCACGGATGCTACGGTCTCAGGCGTGGGAACGCGCCAAAGGAGAGTTACAATCAATGCTTTGCACCTTCTACTCAGTTCAAAATTCTAGCGAGGATCAATTCGATAATCTGAACGATCTGATTGATGGATTCGTGAAGCACGTGGAGGACAACGGATTAAATGAATGAGAACGACAAACAACGAATCAAAGCAATGTTCCCGAACGCCTCCGCCGATTTCCTCGACGTTAACATTGGATTTGGCATACGTGCCAAAGCCGATCAACCAACTCCACGGAAGGCATTGGAGCGTAAGGTGGAAGGAAAAAAAGAAATGCCAGCTCGCATTAGCGTCAGCTATGTCCTCTATCGTGTCCGGCTTCTTGACCCCGATGCCGTCCACGGCGCAACAAAAGTTTGTACTGACTGCTTATGCCAAAGTGGTCTCCTCCCTGGCGATGGACCGGAGCAAATCGACCTCAAAGTCACGCAAGAAAGAGTCGCGCATTTAAGCGAACAACGAACCACACTGAAAATCACATATCCATGAAGAAACTTGAATTTCACGAAAGTCTTAAAGACATTCCGTTGATGCCGTTGCATGAGAGGGACGCGCTCGCGGATGACATCGCAAAGCATAAGCAACTGTTCCCGATCATCCTGCTGGGCGGAAAGATCATCGACGGCCGGAACCGGTATCTGGCGTGTTTGTCGCGCAATATCGAGCCAAAGACGATTGAACTGAATCCCGTAGACACAGGATCGTTCATCGCCAGCGCGAACTATTTCCGCAAACATTGGAGCACACAAGAACGGTCGCATTTCGCAGCGTTGATGTCGTTGGAAAGCGAACGAGGGAGTCCAGAATCAAATGCTTCAAATGAAGCAATTCCTAGCGTAGAGCCACCGATAACTCAAGAAAAGGCGGCAAAAGCGTTAGGAGTGAGTCGAAGCAGTGTGCAGCGAGCCAAGGCTAAAATAGAAGGAAAAAAACGTGAACCGAAAGACAAAAAGAATGGTCAAGTTCCTACTGACAGTCTGGGAACACCGATTCCCGATGGTGCGATTGCGTATTGGAACCGGAAAAGCGAAGTCACCGAAATCATCAACGCGGTCCACGCGGCGAAAAGGAAGGTCGAGGGAATCCCGAAAGACGACCCGCTCTACGCCAACGTCGGATTAAGCGGGGTAGTGAGCGATCTCAAAAGCGCCGTGAACAGGTTGACCGCAGCGATTCCGGCCTACGTCTGTCCATACTGCAAAGGCGAGAAACCAGACAAGTGCAAGCCATGCAAAGGCAAGGGTGTCGTGTCGAAATACTTTTACGATACTGCGGTGCCCAAAGAGATGAAACCGGAGATGCCGTTTTGAAGGCAATCGACATTAAATGCGCCGAGATGGGGTTGGTTAACAGTCGCGTTGACGGTTCGGTGATGTTCCGCGTCATCACTCCCGAACTCACACTGGATCAGCGCGCGACATTGCTAGGATTCCACGGCAAGAACGCAAGGGTGATGGTGGAGCCTCTGGATACCGCCGCGACCGGACTGGATGAGGTCACAACCGAGATGGACGTCAAGACGCCGGCGCAACGCCTTCGCGCAATCATCTTCGTTCACTTCAAGAATCAAGACGAAGAGAAAGATTTTGAGACGTTCTATCGCAGCCAGATGAACAGGATAATGGACGGTTACAAATCCAAGAATTTACCGGAGCAAACGTGAACATAGCTGATTGGATTTTGTTATTAGTGTTGATAATGATTCCGATTCTCTGCGTAATAGGATGCGCCATGTGGAGAGCAAAAATTGATTGGCCTCCAGAGCAATGAAAAAGAAGTCCAAAATCAAATACGAGGAGCCGATCTATCAGGGCGCTCCGGTAGTAGGTCACGGTCACATCTGGATCACGGTCCCTTGGCGTAGGAAGAAAGCGCCGAAAGGTGCTAAGTACACGCGTCTCGATATGCCGTCTATCGTCATCGGTTGGATCTTTAACGGTCAGATCGTTGACATGCACCATCAATCCCTCCAATAACTTTTCTCTTGCACGATTCCGATTGATGATTTAATCATCGAATCGTGGTTCCCGCGATACTCACCTTCAATTCGCCAGCGGCGATTTGTAAAGCAGTTCGCGTTTCCAACACGAAAGGATTTCGTGAACGCTGAAGATCAGTCGGCGGCACCGGACGCAACCGGGCAACCCGAGCCTGACGCACAGGCAACGGAGCAACCAACAACCGAAAGCAAAACCTTCGGTAGCGATCTATTGCAGATTGCCGCCGAGATGGGGCACGACATCGGGGATACGCCTCCACCAAAAGTGGAAGCTGCTCCCGAGGCTGAACCTGAAACCGAGGTCGCAGAGGAAGAATCCGAGACGGAGACTGAACCTGAGACCGAGGAAGAAGAAAAGCCGGAATCGAAAAAGGGCGATAAACTCGTTCCTTTACGCGAAGTCCTTGAGGAACGTGAGAAGAAGAAACGCGCCACAGCGCGCGCCGAAGCTGCGGAGCAGCAGGCGGCACAACTTCAAACGCAACTTCAAAACGCCGTCGCTCCACAGCCAACCGAGGATGATCCTTTCAGGGACATCAACGATTTCGCTGCTCTGGACAGGTTGGAAAGATCGTACGAGAAAGCCGTTGATCTGGCCGACGAAAATCCAGATGGCGCAGCAGACGTGGTAGTAGGTC